TGATTTAATTAATTTAAAGGCTGCCCCTATAACTGAAGACGGGGAGTTTAGTAAAGTAGCAAAACAGTTAATGGAAGCCCTTGGTGCTTGCCCAGTAGAACTTTGGACTGAGGAACAACTAACTTTAAAACTAAGAACGAACAGTGTAGAAAGACATCTTAGTAAAGAGGCGTTACAAGAAGCCTTACAGTCTAATGCTAGAAGTTTAGTTGGCTTACCTTATGATGAGGTAGTTGACAAAGAAGAAGTTACATTAGTTAGGGACACGCTAGATAGCTTAACACCTAGAGAAGCGCAAGTATTAAGCATGCGTTTTGGAATAGGTAATGAAGATGAAGGTTCTTTAGAGGAAGTAGGTAAAAAGTTGGGGGTATCACGTGAGCGTGTTCGGCAGATGGAAGCTAAAGCATTACGTAAGATGCGCCACCCTTCAAGATCAGATAAATTAAGAGAACTTTTAGATGAGGAATAGTATGAATTTAGAACCTGTGGGCGCAGTTGTTTTTGATTACGCAGATTTATTATTACGTGCTAGGACTAACCTACGTGGTTTTGAGAACGCTATGAATAGTCGTCACTTTGGTGAGGCACACGAATATATGATGAACGCTTTTGTAGATGTACGATTATTAACCCATATATCAGGAGAATCTTGTGACAATAAGCAGGAGTGACTTATTAAAAGAACTAATGCCAGGACTTAAAGCATTGTTTGATATTGAATACGATAAATATAAGGATGATCCTCGTATGCCTGTCTTTGCTGAGAAACCAAGCTATGAGATTGAGGTAGATTTTGACTAAGATTCCAGCGTGGTCATACTCAAGCATTAAGTTGTTTGACCAATGTCCTAAGAAGTATTACCACCTACGGGTGGTTAGGGATGTTAAAGACCCACCCACGGATGCCATTATGTACGGCAAGTCTTTCCATGAAGCGGCGGAATTATATATCAAAGAAGGCAAGCCCATACCCCCACAATTTAGTTTTGCTAAGAACGCTTTGGATAATCTAAAACAGTTGGAAGGCGAGAAGTTGTGCGAGTATGAGATGGGTTTAACGGCTAGTTTAGAGCCTTGTGGGTTCAAAGACCCTAATGTGTGGTGGAGAGGGGTAGCTGACCTTGTTATCCTCAATGGCAAGGAAGCACGTTGCCTAGACTACAAGACGGGAAAGTCAGCTAAGTATGCGGATACTGACCAGCTAGAGCTTATGGCACTTGCTATGTTTAAGCACTTTCCTGAAGTAGAAAGGGTCAAAGGAGCACTGTTTTTCGTGGTCAGCAAGAACTTCATAAAGGACTCGTATGATGGGGAGAATCAGGATAAAATGTGGGCTAAGTGGTTGGCAGAATTCAACAGGCTTAAGTTCGCTTACGAGAATGACGTTTGGAATCCTCGCCCAAGTGGGTTGTGTAAGAAATACTGCCCCGTTTTAGAGTGTCCTCACAACGGAAGAAATTAAAATGCCTTATGTAAATAAACCTAGACCATACAAAAAAGAGTACGAACAGCAAAAAGCTAGAGGTGAACTTGAACGTCGCATGGAGCGCCAACGCTTAAGACGTGCATACGATAAAGCTCATGCTGATAGTCCGGTAGACAAAGATAAGACTGCCGAAAGTAGAGAAGGTAAAGACTTAGCCCATAGAAAAGCCTTAGATAAAGGTGGGTCTAATAAAGACGGATACTCGGTTCAAAGTGTTTCAAAGAACCGATCCTTTAAACGAGATTCAAAAAGTAACCTAGTATCAGAAGTAAGTAAAAAAGAAAAAAAGAAAAAATAAAAATAGGTAACGGGAGAATAAGTTGGAAATTGTAGATAACAAGGTACTTGTTTTAAATCTACGTGACCCAAACAAGGTTACGTCAGTAATACCAAAAAGCCGAGATTTAGGCGGGAATCGTGTCGCTGTTAATTGGGGCTTGGATGAAGCGCAAGTGCTAAAGAACTTACAAATTAAAAACATCCCATCACCAATTATGGGACAATACAACTGGCCTGGATTACACAAACCGTTTGATCATCAAAAAGTTACTTCATCATTCTTGACTTTGCACCGCCGAGCTTTCTGTCTTAACGAACAAGGCACAGGCAAGACGGGATCAGTTATTTGGGCAGCAGATTACCTAATGAAGCTAGGGCGAATTAAACGTGTGCTTGTTATATGCCCTCTTTCTATTATGGATTCGGCATGGAGAGCAGACCTATTTAAGTTTGCCATGCACCGCCACGTAGATATAGCCTATGGTAACAAGTTTAAACGCTCAAGAATTATTAGGTCGGAAGCAGAGTTTGTTATCATTAATTATGATGGTGTGGAGATTGTGCAGGAAGAAATAGCAAATGGTGGGTTTGATCTAATTGTTATTGACGAAGCTAACGCATATAAGAATCCTACCACTACTCGCTGGAAGACATTAAACAAGATTCTTAAGCCTGACACATGGCTATGGATGCTAACAGGGACACCAGCCGCACAGTCCCCAGTAGACGCTTACGGGTTGGCAAAGCTAGTAAACCCTCAAGGAGTACCAAGGTTTTATTCAGCGTTTAAAGATATGGTGATGTATAAGGTATCGCAGTTTCGTTGGATAAACAAGCCTGATGCAGATAAGACGGTACACCAAGCACTCCAGCCAGCCATACGCTTTACTAAAGAAGAATGTTTGGACTTACCTGATATGACATACGTATCCCGTGAAGTCGAATTGACCCCAATGCAGAAGAAGTACTACGAGTTGTTACGTAAACAGTTGGTAGTATCGGCAGTTGGGGAGCAGATTACGGCGGTAAACGCTGCAGTTGGATTAAACAAACTCCTACAAATATCTTGTGGTGCTGTTTATTCTGATAGCGGGGAGACATTAGAGTTTGATATTAAGAACCGATATAAAGTGTTACGTGAGGTAGTTGATGAAACAAAACAAAAGGTTTTAATCTTTGTGCCGTTCAAACATACCATCGGTATCTTGTCGGATAAACTAAAGTGTGACGGATTTACAACAGAAATTATCAATGGTGATGTAAGTGTTAATAACCGCACAGATATATTTAAACGCTTTCAAGAAACACCTAATCCACGTATTTTAATTATTCAACCACAGGCGGCGGCACATGGTGTAACGCTTACAGCGGCTGATACGGTGGTGTGGTGGGGTCCGACATCATCATTAGAAACATATGCGCAAGCTAACGCTCGTGTACATCGTGCAGGACAAAGACACCCAGTTACAATCGTAAGGTTGCAAGGAAGCAACGTTGAAAAGCATTTATACAAAATGCTTGATAATAAAATAGAAGATCATGTAAAATTAGTTGAGCTTTACAAGAATTTACTTGATTAAGCTAGTTTAGAGTAGTATAGTATTAACACTGATAGTGAGAAAACAAAAGTGCCGCTATCATTACAAACAGGAGAATATAATGTCAGACAACGAAGTTGTAGGGGACAGTGTCCCTTTAGAAAAGCTAACCCGTATATACGTTAAGATGCGGGATAAAAAAGCCGAGCTTGCACATGAGCTTGAGCAGAAGATCGGTAAGTTAGAAACCGACATGAGTACTATAAAATCAGCGATCATTCATCAAATGGAAGACCTTGGTGTTGAGAGCATACGAACCGAAGCTGGTGTTGTATACCGTACCGTAAGAACTAAGTACGCAACATCCGATTGGGAATCCATGAACAAGTTTATTCTTGAACATGGTGTGCCTGAACTATTGGTGAAGTCTATTAACCAATCCAATATGAAGGCATTTTTAGAAGAGAACCCTGATCTATTACCCCCAGGACTTAACGCAAACATGGAATATTCAGTAACAGTAAGGAGAAGCAAATAATGGAAGAATCATACGTTGCAATAGAAGATGTGGCAAAGCACTTTGCTGTATCAGTATCAACTGTACGTGCATGGCTCCGACAAAATCTTATTCCTTCATTAAAGGTTGGCGGTGTATATCGTTTCAAACTAAATGAAGTAGATGAGGCTTTAAGGAAACTAAGCGGCGGCACATTAGTACAAGAAGAAAAGGATGGTAGTTTGACAGTTACTGCCGATTCCAATGCAGCACAACTGTCATTTAATTTTAACCCCGACGATGACATTTAGGAGAATTAAGTGAAAAAAATCGTTTTAGCCATTTGGCTTTGTATGGTAGCAACACTAGCTTACGCTAACTGTACTACTTCAACTGTTACCTATAATGGTAAATTTACAACATGTACTACATGCTGTTATAACGGTAACTGCAACACAACTTGTTTCTAATTAAGGAGAATAATAATGAGCGAAATGACTCTATTTAAAGGTGGTTTACCTGCATACCTAAAAGGTACTGATGATGCAACTAATGCCCTAGCTGGTACAAGCGACGGTGGTGGTTTAGGTGCACGTCGTATATCAATTAAAGGCGGTGTATTCCGTGAATTTATTGGTGGTAAAGAATACCGAGTATCTGAAGAACGTTCTATGAACGTGGTAATTGTAAAAGCTGCTTCAAAAGTTTCCCGTATTTACTACTCAGGTAGTTATGTAGAAGGTGAAACTGTGTCCCCAACTTGCTGGTCTTCCGACAGCCAACGCCCTGATGAAAAGGTTAAGACTCCGCAGTCAGCCACCTGCTTAACTTGCCCAAAAAACATCAAAGGTTCAGGTCAAGGAGAGAGCCGTGCTTGCCGCTACCAACAACGTCTAGCCGTCGTACTGGACAGCGAGGTAGATAAAGAAGAAGTTTATCAATTAGTACTGCCACCTACATCCGTGTTTGGTGATGGTGAAAAAGGTAAGCTCCCTTTACAAGCATATGCTCGTCATTTGAAGAATCACGGTACACCCATTACTGGTGTTGTTACTGAGATGCGATTTGACACAGCAAGCCCTACTCCTAAGTTAGTGTTCAAACCGTTGCGCCCTGTTACAGAAGAAGAGTATGCAGTTATTCAAAAACTCAAAGACTCTCCTGAAGCATTATCTGCAATAGCATTAACGGTTGCACAAACTGATGGTGTTAAGGATAAGCCAAGTTTGAAGGCAGCACTACTTGCACCAGTAGAAGCAGAGGCTGTTGAAGAGCCTAAAAAAGCAGCACCCAAGAAAGCCGTAGTTGGCAACGAACCTAAGTTAGAAGACTTAGTTGGTGAATGGGATGATGCTTAAATAACTGTTTTACGGGGGGAAAGCGCAAGTCGGCTCGGCGACTTTAAACAGCCTGTATGAATCGTAAGATTCTCCTTCACATGAGGCGCAAGTACCCCCACCCTAAAAGGTGGCTATGAACAATTTAGAATTTTTACAGAAAGTCCTTGGCGACGAAGGATACTACTGCATTGTGGGGCTTAAGAATGATACAAGTAAGCCTCCCATACAAAAGTTCTTCCAAAAGCTGGAAGACGCAGTAAAAGTTGCAGATAACTTAAAAGACGAAGGATATGAAGCATACTATGCTCTAGCTACGTTTGAAGATGGAAAGTCAAGGAAGACCGCTAATGTTAAGCAGTTACGTTCTTTATTTATTGATTTAGATTGTGGTCAGGGTAAACCCTACGAAACACAACAAGAAGCACTCGTAGCATTAAAAAAATTCTGTTCAGAAACAGGTATGCCAAAACCAACGCTTGTCAATTCAGGCGGGGGTATACATGCTTACTGGATACTAACCGAAGCTGTTTCACGTGAAACATGGTTACCTATGGCAGAGAAACTAAAGAAGCTCTGTGACCAACATGACCTTGAAGCCGATCCCGTTGTAACGGCAGACTCGGTGCGTATTCTACGTGTCCCAGGAACTTTTAATTATAAGAACGACACGCCTAGAGAAGTTAAAGTACTAGGTCTTATACAAGAGCCGATTGAATTAAGCACCGTAGAAGATGTTATGGGTGAGGTGGTTTTACAAAGACCTTCTTACATACCCCGTGGCGAACTCGACGATGTAACTAAAGCGATCCTTGGTAACTATACCAATCGTTTTAAGACGATCATGCTAAAAACTAGCAAGGGTGAAGGCTGCCCACAGTTAGCATGGGTTTATCAGAATCAAGAAACAATGGGTGAACCACCTTGGAGAGCAGGGCTTTCTATTGCCAAGTTTTGTATTGATGCCGATTTAGCTATTAAGAAGATTTCAGAAAAGCATCCTGAGTATAGCCCTGAGTTTGCAGATCGTAAGGTACGTGGCATCAAGGGTGGTCCTTACACCTGTGCTAAGTTTGAGGAATACAACCCCGGCGGTTGTGATGGGTGCACCCATAAAGGTGTTATCAAGTCACCGATTGTCTTGGGGCGGGAAGTTCAAGAGGCTACTGATGAAGATAACATCGTAGAAGATAGTCCGTTTAATATTAATCAGGGGCATACCCAAACCTACATTATTCCTAAATACCCAGACCCATACTTTCGTGGTAAGAACGGGGGCATCTTTAAACGGGTAGTTAAACAGGATGATGAGATAGAAGTGCAGATTTACCACAATGATGTGTACGTAACACGTCGTTTGCTAGATTCAGATGTGGGTGAGGCTGTAGTCGTTCGATTACACCTACCTAAAGACGGAGTAAGAGAATTCACAATCCCACTTTCTGCCGTTACTTCCAAAGACGAACTACGTAAGTACATGTCGTCTAACGGGGTAGCCGTAGTTAAGATGGATGAGATCATGTCGTACATAACACAATGGGTTAACCACATGCAACATAACACAGCAGCAGATACAGCACGGAGACAATTTGGCTGGACTGACGATAAATGCGAAGCCTTTGTTCTAGGGGATAAAGAAATCCGTGCAGATCGGGTAGACCATAACCCACCATCTTCATCTACGGCACAGTTATTTAGTGCCTTTGTACCCAAGGGTTCTATAGACAGGTGGAAAGAAGCTATGGAGTTCTACAACCGCCCCGGAATGGAACTACATCAATTCGTTATCGGTCTATCGTTTGGCTCTATCTTTACCAAGTTCACATCGGTTAACGGTGCATTACTGCACGTCTTTAGCCCTGACTCTGGAATCGGCAAGACGACTGCCCTATATGCTGGTGCAAGTATTTGGGGTGACCCTAACAAGCTAGTCCTTAAAGAGTCTGACACAACCAACTCTAAAATGAACCGTGCCGAGCTATATAACAACTTGTGGTTACCGATGGATGAGGTTACTAACTCTACTGCCAAGGACTTAAGCGACTTCGTATACCAATACACTTCGGGTTCACAACGGAATCGGCTAAGTGGTAGCGCCAACGTAGAAAGAACTCGTGGAGAACCTTGGAAACAAAGCGGAGTAAGTACAGGCAATACCAGCATTATGGAGAAGATCAGTAGTTACAAAGCCCTACCAAAGGGCGAAGCTATGCGTATCCTTGAAGTACGTGCTAAGCCGATTTTAGATTTGATTAAGTCTAATACAGATGATCTTAGTGAGAACATCTTAAATAACTACGGTCATGCAGCTATTCCCTATCTTCAGTACATTATGAACGACATACAGGGTACAAAAGACAGCTACAAGGCTACCCAGTTAAAGCTAGATAAAGCATGTGGATTTAGCCCTGCGGATCGTTTCCACTCTGTAATCGTCACAAACGGCATTATGGGCTTGATGATGGCTAAACGTGCAGGTTTGCTTAACTTCGAGCTTGCGCCTGTTGTAGCATGGGTTAAAGAGGTTGTAAGCGGTATCCAAGAACAAGTATTATCTATGGATGTTGATGCCGAAACTAGTTTAACTAACTACCTTGCTGAAAATTATAACAATGTCTTACGTATCAGAAGCACCGAGGATGTACGTACTTCTACTAATAAGAACGATCTAGACCACCTAGTTATCCCTGATGCTACCCCTCGTATATCGTTAATTGCACGATATGAGTATGACGTTAGGTTAATGTATCTGTACCCAAAACCATTAAAAGAATGGTGTACCAAGCAACAGATTAACTACCAAGGGTTTGTTGATTCATTAAAACGTGGGCGCACTAAAGCCAAGATAGCTAAGAAACGTATGGGTAAAGGCACTCATATGAATCTGCCTTCGGTAGACGTGCTATTAATTAACTGTGAGGGGTTCTTAGATGAAACCAAAGAAGAACAAATTGCCGCCGCAGCCGAACACAAAGCCGCACTTGAAGGTGATGCGGGACGGGCAGATATGTCCTGATGGTGTTGTTATTAATGTGAACTGGGATGATTTTGTTGTAGGATCGTCAATTTTTATCCCAGCCATTAACCTAGCAACATTAAATAAACAAGTGCAAACTTTAGCAAATGATAGGAATTTTAAGCTACAAGCAGCCGAAAGAATTGAAGCTGGGAAATTAGGTATGCGGTTTTGGAGAATTGTGTAATACAATTAACCCGCAACGCTTATTCTCCTGTTGCATTTGTTCTCCAAGAACAGCCCCTTAGCCCCCACCTAGCGTGGGGGTTTTTTTATTTATCGTACTCAGATGCGTTCTGCATCATTTCTTTATATAACTTCTCGCTAAACTGCACACCCTTAACAGTACGCTTTGTAGCGGCTTTAAACGCTGCCTCAGAACGTGTAAACGTATCTTGGCTAATGTCTAGTGCTGGATACTTCTTATTCAACTCTAAGAGTTCCTGCTTATGTTCTGTAGCTTCCTCAAAGTCACCCATACGTTTAGAGATGTTGTACTGTTGTAGCAGTTTCGACTTCTTCTGCAGTATGCTCTTCTCAACACCCTTAACTTGGGCGTTAATTTCAAGCTGTCGAACGTAGTCTGCTGGTGCAAAGCCAAGCGCTTGTGCGCCGATACTGAACGCATTAAGATCTTCTGCAATTGGATCACCACGAAGGTTTTTGGCCCCTTCTGTTCCATATCTATAAGACTTCATGACGTTACTGATTGAAGATGGTAATACGTTTTCTACCCCACGCTGCATGTTACCTTCGTTCATCATATCTAAACCACGCTTAATACGTGAGCCTACACCGTATACTGGACCGCCGAGTGTTTCTAACAAACCTTGTTCAAATGTATGAGAGCTAGCAGATGGGTTGCTTCTAAATATTAAATCGCTCAAGCTAAAGCGAGATGCAACTTCAGCGCCTGTAACATAGTTCAACATACCCTTATAGGCAAACTCACCTACATACTTACGGGTTGCGGTTTCCATATCATCTTCGTCATCATCTGCAAACAAGTTGTATACCATAGCGGCAACACCAAACATCGGTATACCTTGCAGACCTGAGAACAATGCAGCAGTGCCGTAAACACCAGCAATTTGACGCATAGCAGCACGACGTACTTCTGGAGTTTCGCCTTTAAGAGCATCACGGGTTACTTTAAATAACATGTAGTACATGGAAACACCGTAGCGTTTAAACATGAACAGCACTTTACCTATATTGTTTTTAGCAATCAACGGTGCGCCGGCAGCAGAAACACCACCGTTGGTTAACTCGGTTACATGCATGGCGTAATTAGCCGCTTGTTTTTCAGCTTGTTCTTGAGTAAGCTCGCCCTTTTTAATTTTATCAGCTAGCTTTTTCATTTGTAAATCAAATCCAGCCACCAAAGATACATGACGGTTCATACGCTCACCATGATGGAAAGCAAAACCAGAAGTAGCGTTTAATGTACTTGCCCAATTCTTACGCCCATCTACTTCTAATACATCGTAGAACTGTGAACGATTAAGTTGCCCATTATCGGCCCAAACTTTAATAGCTGTAGCATACTTCTTACCTGCGGCAGTATCGGCACCGTAGTTATCAATAGCTGGCATTGCCTTCATCTTGACCTTTTCACCACTGCCAATCATTTCGACTGTGCGAGCATCCTTACCATAACCGCTATTTAAGTACACACTATAAGCATTGTTGATAGCGCTCATAGTTTCACCCCAGCCATGCTCACCAGCAAGATACGGGGCTACAACCATAGGTACTTGTGCCAAGTTAACCGCAGCAGACGAGATGTTAAAGCCAAGCAGGTAGTTAAACCCGATTGTATTTAACATGCTAGAAATCTTGCTAACTTTTGGATTAATGATGAAATTAGCATGCTTCTCAAACATCATAATGTAGTCATTAAGCAGCTTGTTATCTTTGGCAGGGAGGAAGTTACCTTGTTCATCTTTGTCACTAAGACCTCTACTTGCGGCTTTAGCGTACTCTCTCATGTCATCTAATAACTTATTAAGTTTAGCTGAGTACCTCATCCTACCAAGTTGTTGAGACGTGTTGTACATACGGTCACGGAGGGCCTCAATAGCGTCACGTCTAAAACCAAGGGTTTCTTTACGCTTTTGGAATGACTGCGCAAAAGAAGTTTCAGGTAAGGTGCTAAGATACAAGTTCATTACTTCTTCAGCATTATCGTTGTATGCTTTAAGTTCTTTTTCGTATTTAACTTTTTCTATCGGCGTAGGATTATTAGGTTCTTTTGGTCGGTTAACTTCCAGAACATTAAGAACCTTATTTACAAACGAACCCGATGGTGCACTACGGTATTTGTAGTCAGAAAGCTGTGAGAACTCTTGGATCTGTTCAGCACCTTCTTCTCTTAGTAATTCGATCTGTCTTCTACGTTCTCGTTCAGTTTCATATGCTTCAACGTAGGGTTCTAGAGTAGTTTCACCATCTCTTGTAGTTGACAAGTTGTACGATAACCAGTATTTACCTTTACGAGTTAACGCAAAGTATGGGTCAATCTGACCACGTTTAGATAACTTTTCTAAAATGTCTGCTTTGATTTTAGCTTTGGCTTCAGGATCAGCAACAAACGTATTAATACGATCTTCAATAGAGTCAAGAATTTCTTGGTACATAGC